CGTATTATGTCAAGTACAAGCAGTGGTGGGATACCAAACACTTCAAGCAAGCCGGTGACTTCTGGCTCAGAGACGGCGCCTACTGTCCATTCCCTGAAGGCACAGATTCCTATGATGAGTATTGGGATGAGCAGGAGCACTACATAAAGAACGGTTATACACACGAAGGCCAATTCATTGATGGCCTTTACTATTTATATCTCAACTATTGTCCTATAAAGCACAAGCAGAAGAAGGGTTTGTTCATGCCTGATTTCTGGTCGATGGATGCTGACTACTTCGAACATATAGCAGTTGCCATGGGGCTCAGACCTGATGCAGATCCATTCCGGCCGGTAGTATTGGAGATCGCAAAGACCAGGCAATGCGGAGCGTCCTTCAAGGGATGCGTTCCTATCCTGTACAATATGTGCTTTGTTCCATTCAGTCAGAATTATCTTGGTTCATACTTATCAGATGATACAGAGAAGACAACTAATATGTTCCTCTCTTACTTCTACCATGCATACCGATATACAGACTTCGGTAAGCGGTTCATTAAGAAAGAGGCTTACGAATACTACCAGGTTGGGTATTGGGATCTCATTGATGGAGACAAGATACCGGCAGGGTATTTATCCGAGTTACGGATCATCACCTGGAAGGACAATCCTGAGAAGGGTGTAGGTGGTCCATGCGATCTGTTCGTAGTAGAAGAAGCGGGTCTCCATCCATACTTGCTCACATCACTTGGCTTTATAACGCCGGCATGTAAGGATGGTGACTTTACTACTGGAACAGTTCTCGTGTATGGAGCTGCAGGTAAGGATGGTCAGTATGAAGGACTCAAGAAACTGCACTATGCACCAAGAGCTTACAATGCGTACTCGTTCCCCAACAAGTGGGAGCCTGAATCCCACTACAAAGAGAGTGGGCTTTTCATTCCTAACTATTCCTGCAGGAAGCCACACATAGATGAGGATGGTAACCCAATGCAGGCGAATGCCATCATTGCAAGAGACAAGAGCCTGAAGGAACTGGAGAAGAAGGATCATGAGAAGTACCTGCTTGATTTGTCTCAATATCCAAATACACCAAGTGAGATGTTCGCGGTCAGAGGTCGCAAGCGTTTCAATCAAAAACTCATTGCTCAGCAGATCGCATATCTCGAGAGCCAGAATGCTTTTGGCCAGGCTATTGAACTATATGAGGATATCAATAAAGGTGGCATCAAAGAACTGTTCGTAGATGAGAAGATCAAGTCACCTATACGTAAGTTCCCATTGGAAGGTGATATGGATAAGGAAGGATGCATCGAGATATTCGAGTTTCCGGATGCAGATCCGCCACCGGATCTTTACATTGGTGGCATTGACTCCTATAACCAAGAGGACTCATACTATTCCGAATCACTTGGAAGCTGCTTCATTTATAAGAAGGTCAGTCATCTTGCAAAGGAAGGAACGCATAGGCTGGTAGTTGCTGAATGTACCCAACGGCCAAAGAGTAAGTATGAATTCTATATGAACTGTGCAATGCTGGCAAAGTATTACAATGCAGTACTGATGCTTGAGAACGAAGACCAGGAAGCAACCCCTTGGTTCTTCAATAACAACTATGAGCATCTTCTCGCTGATCAACCTGATATCATACGGCAGATCATTCCGAATAGTAAGAGCAAGCGGCAGAAAGGTATCCATGCTGCAGAGCAGCTCATCATTGCAGCAGAGAATAAGATAGCCCGGTATATCAATGAAGACCTGGGCTTCTACTATGATGATCTTGGTAACGTGACCGGCAGACGGTATGGGGTTAGTAGAATCCTCTCATTGGGTTTATTGTATGAGCTTAAGGATTATGTACACGACCGCAATAAGAACTTTGATAGGGTGAGAGCTTTTGGATGGACGATGCTTTATGAGGATGAAACCTTCCAACAAGTAGCCGGTGCGAACATGGTTCAGGATAGCGTATCTAAATTCCTCAGTAATACTAATCGCTCTGCAAGCAGCACTTTGAGAGGGAAAATGAGGTTTAAAGGAGACCCTTATAATCAGTAGCGTTATAAGGGAGTTTGGTAATATAACTTCTTTCATTAGATTTGTGTATAGATTTGAATTAGCCTACTCCATTCTTCTTAGTTTTACTCTATAACTTCAAACTATGGCATCTTCCCTGGAACTGGCTATGACTTCACATGGTACTCGTGGATACAATGATCGTGGATTACCCTGTCAAACTGTAGATATCGCTGAGAAGGAAACTGATGAATGGAAGCATGGCTGCATGGACTTCTTCCGTAATGAGGCCAAGCTGCAGAGCAGGGAGAAGATGAGAGACCTGCAGAAGTACAAGATGATGTCTCCAGAGTATGTACCTACTGATAAGATGTGGGCAACAGATCCGCTGAACTTGGGCGACAAGAAAGAAGCAGTATACGGAGCTACCGATCCGATCCAACACTTCCCGGTAATGAACAGCCCACTGAATACGATATGGGGCGAACGCATCAACAGACCAATCACTTTCTATTGTTTATCTGAATCAGCCAGCAGTGCTAACGAGTACATGAAGGAGAAGCAGGAGATGCTGTTCGATTCAGTAAGCAGTTCTATACAGCAGACGGCTCTTCGTAAAACCCTTATGCGTGCACAGCAGCAGGGAATACAGATCAATCAGCAGACATGGGAGCAGCTGCAGCAACAGGCACAGCAGATGTCTTTACCACAGATTCAACAGTATGTGGATAAAAACTATAATGATGTTATCGAGCAATCCGCTAACAGGATGATGAAGAACCTGTGGAAGAAGAATAACCTGGACGATGAATTCATTGAAGGTTTCCGGCATGGTACGCTATGCGGAAAGGAGTTCTATGGTATCCATGTAATGAATAACTGGCTATCCATAAAGAACCTGAATCCGTTCACAGTCTTCTGGCACAAGTCGGCCCATACGCAATGGGTATCTGAAAGTCAGTATGCCGGCTACCGGATGTTCCTCACTCCTTCTTCCATCATCGACATGTACAGGGATAAACTTACAGTGGATGATATCAGTAAGATCGAAGACAAGATATATCCGAATCGTAAAGGTGGTGGCTACAATAGCATCAGTGGTATCAAATCCATCAGCTATGATACATCCGTCTTTGTCGATAACCAGGGTGGCATGTTCAGGGATTACAACTTTGATGTAGTGGAAGAAATGGTGATGGAGTTCATGGTCACTGGTATCAGTTCACCAAGACCTTCAACATCCGGTTTGATCGAGGTTATACAGGCTTACTGGAAGTCTTATCGTAAGGCAGGCATCCTGCACTTCTACAATGAGATGGATGAGGAAAAGAAGGATTGGGTAGATGAGAACTATGAGCCGGATACAGACAAAGGGGAATGGGTGAACTGGCAATACTTGAATCAAGTGTACCAGGGAACGATCATTGATGAAGATATCTACCTGTGTGTAGAACCATACCCTCACCAGATATTTGATTTGAATGATCCGGACTGGGCGCCTCTTCCTATTGAAGGAGCATGCTATAGTGAATTCAATGGTAAGATCGTTTCACTGGCAGACCTTATGTTACCATGGGCTGAGATGTATGATATCATTGCTTATGAATTGAAGCGTGACATTAAGAAGGCCATTGGTAAAGTGATGTTCATGTCAGCTGACCATATCCCGCAGCTTGATGGCTTCTCTATGGAGAAGTGGCTTTACTGGCTACGGGAGTTTGGCATTGCATGGGTGGGTGAAGGCAAGAAGAAGACGCCATTCTCTCACTACTCTGCACAGGACATGAGCTTTGCTGAGCAGATGGTAGCCAAGATGAATATGCTGGATAAGATCAAATTCAATCTGGATTCATTCGCCGGCTTCTCACAGCCGCGGCTTGGTGATACATCAAATGAAGAAACTGCAAGGGGAGCTCGTCAAAGCACTGCAGCTTCAGTGAATCAAACTGAGTATTACTTCTGGAAACATACACAGATCATACAGCGTACACTGACCAATGCGCTGAACATAAGTAAGAAGATCCTTCCTAACAATCCGGTCTACATGCGCAATCTCTATGATGATATGGAGATAAAGTATCTCGAGGTAGATGCCAAGCGTATGCGTAATGCATCGGTTGGTCTATACGTAGTTCACGGATCGGCTACCGTTGCACGAACCGAAGCAACCAGGCAAATGGCTATGAGTGCAGCCGGTAAGAATGGTAATCCTGTGGACATGGCTGAAATCATGCTGGCTA